GGCGTTGAGCGATAACGTACTATCGCTAAAACTGCAACTCAGTCTAACTGTATTGAGAGGATAACCATGGCACGTCCCACCGTCAAGAAGAAGGCCGTTTCCCCTGTTGCGCCCGTTCCGCCCGTTGCAGACGAGCCACCTCCTGTTTTGTTGACTGGAGACCCTGAACATATGGTACTAGCGGATGGGGGGCCGCCAGACCGGTTGCGACTTACCCGGGAGGAGATTCTCAGCCTGAAGCTGGCCGAGGCCGAAGGCCGAGCCGCCACCTTCCAGCTTACCTTGCGCCAGCTACAGCGCGAAAACTACCTTGCCCAAATCGACCCCAAGGGGCTACTGAAGAAGGTGGGCGAGGAGATTGCAAACGCCAACAAGGCTGTTGTCGAACACAAGACCGCTTACCTTCAGGCCATGCAAGCCATTGAAAAGAGGCTTGGAATCAGCATGAAGGAGTATTCCTTCGACGAAACCACTGGTGTGCTGCTGAAGCAGCAGTAGGTATTACCAGTTTTTTGTTTGTCTACAGTCTTAATGTTTTGGTTAGGGTCGAGGATTGTCCTCGGCCCTAATTCCTTTTAAGGGGACACACAATGGCTGTGAAGAAATTTCTGTTTATGAATGGCACGGAGGGCTTTGCGCAGGAGCAGGGCTCTCTGGACGAGCTTTCCCTTGGTAAGCTCACTCTAGCTGGTATTGACGGCGTTGCCGTTGACGCCGGTTCTGCGAAGATTGTAAACCTCGGCGCTCCCGTGGCTTCCACGGACGCGGCCCGCAAGAGCGAGGTAGACGCGGCTGCTGCGTATGCCGCTCAGGCTCTGTCGGCCGAGGCTTCTGCCCGTCAGGCGGCGGATGCTCAGCTACAGACCGCAATCGACAACGAGGCTTCTGCTCGTCAGACTGCGGACGGTCAGCTACAGAGCGCCATCACTGCGGAGGCTTCTGCTCGTGCTGCTGCTGATACGACCCTCCAGTCGAACATCAACGCTGAGGCTTCTACCCGCGCTGCCGCTGACACCAGCCTACAGAACGGCCTAACGGCTGAAGTAAACGCCCGCGCTGCCGCAATCACCTCGCTCAGCAACGACCTTGCTACCGAGACGACCAACCGCATTGCCGGTGATGCGACTCTACAGTCGAACATCGACGCTGAGGCTGCGGCTCGCGTTTCCGGTGACCAGCAGCTAGGTTCCGCTCTGTCCGCCGAGGTATCGGCCCGTCAGGCCGCCGACACGACCCTACAGTCGCACATCGACGACGAAGCTGCTGCCCGTGCAGCCGCTGACACCAGCCTACAGAACGGTCTAACGGCCGAGGCTTCTGCTCGCGCTGCTGCCGTAACGGCTGAGGCGAACGCTCGCATTGCGGCGGACACGACCCTACAGGGCAACATCGACGCCGAGGCTGCTACCCGCGCTGCGGCAGTAACCAGCCTACAGAACGCCATCACTGCTGAGGCTTCTGCCCGTGCAGCCGCTGTAGCGTCTGAGGCTTCTACCCGCGCCGCTGCCGACACCAGCCTACAGAACGCCATCACTGCTGAGGCTTCTGCTCGTCAGGCCGCCGACACGACCCTACAGGGCAACATCGACGCCGAGGCTGCTACCCGCGCTGCGGCAGTAACCAGCCTACAGAATGCTCTGTCGGCCGAGGCTTCTGCCCGTCAGGCAGCGGACTCTACCCTCCAGTCGAACATCAACGCTGAGGCAAACACTCGCGCCTCTGTTGATGCGACTCTCGATAGCGCCATCACGGCCGAAATCGCGGCTCGCATTGCCGGTGACGCTTCGACGCTGGCCTCTGCTCAGGCGTACACTGACTCGGTAGCCTCTGGCTTCTACGTCAAGTCCCCTGTGAAGGCGATTGCTACCGGCAGCGTTACGCTGTCGGGCGCACAGACCATTGATGGCGTGAGCCTTGTTGCTGGCGACCGCGTCCTCGTGGCCGGTCAGGCTGATGCAAGCGCCAACGGCATCTACGTTGTGGCTTCTGGCGCATGGGCTCGTTCGCCTGACGCGAACGTGTCCGCCGAGGTCAAGGACGGCATGTCGGTGTTTGTGGAGCAGGGTGCGGTAAACGCGGACAGCACTTGGGTTCTCGTTACCAATAACCCCATCGTTCTGGGCACCACGGAGCTTGAGTTCCGTCAGTTCTCGGGTCTAGGTCAGATTGTGGCCGGTGCGGGTCTCAGCAAGGCCGGTAACGAACTGTCTGTGAACGTAGGCAACGGTATCGAGATTGCATCTGATGCCGTGGCGGTGAAGCTTGCCGCCGCTGCTGGCCTTATGTTCTACGGCGATTCGTTGGGCGTGAAGGCCGATTCCAATCGCGGTCTAAACACCAGCGGCAACGGCCTCTGGGTCATGTCTGACTCTACCAAGGGTCTACACATGGACGCTTCTGCCGGTCTACAGGTTGTTGTAGACGGCACGCACGGCATGCAGATTGACGCTTCCGCTGGTCTCCAGCTTAAGCTTGAGTCTGATGCGGGCATGGAGTTTGACGCGGTCAATGGCGGCCTAGAGCTTAAGCTTGACGGCGGCACGCTCAGCAAGGGCGCGAATGGCGTCAAGGTTGAGGGCCTACCGGATGGGTTTGAAATCAATGGTCAAGCTACCACTTCTGGATACGTCACGGCGGCCAACCTAAACGCGGTCTGCTACCCTGTCAGCACCAACGTCCACTACCACGACAAGACGGTCATGATGGTTGGAAATGGTGATGGGGCTCCCATTGGCGCGAAGGCGGCATACATCTCGGGCGATAACGGGTCCGGCACCCTACAGGTGCGCGCAGCTAGCTGCACCAGCGCAGCAACTGCGCGGGTAAGCGGCGTTGTCAATTACCTTGGAGCGACGGGAATCGGCATGTCGCTCTACACGCACGGCCCCGTAAACCTCGGAGCCTACTTCGACTATAACACGCCGTATTACCTTGGCAAAGATGGTTCGGTTGTACCGTTCAGCGGTCACGCCCAGTCGCCGGGTTCTGGCGACCGCGTTATTCGACTTGGCTACGGCATGGGTGGGTACCTACACGTAGACATTCAGGACATGGGTCAGAAGGCGTAATTTAAGCCTTTTGATACAGTAGTCTAGGTTGGGGGACCGGGGAAACTCGGTCCCCCTTCCTTTTTTGTAGGCTATACTACAGCGGTAATCTTTAGCCATAGGACTTCTACCGGCTAAACGGCTTCGACTACTCGCGCCTCGGATGGTACTCACTAGCAGATGATTTCAGCTACGCTACATGAGGCCACGCCTCTTACCATTCTGGCAGCGGACGGGCGTAGCGACCTGTTTGGCCGGGTACAGCTTTATCAAGCTGACGGCACCCTTTTGCAAACGATTCCGTTGACCCACATAGCCAACGGTTTATATTCCGTTCTTTGGACTCCCGGAATCGAAGGCTATTTTACCGCCGTCTCCCAGTTTTTCTACGACCCGGGCTTTACCGTCCCAGCCAACTACGAGCGGACAGGCGAGCTAATTGAGGTCAGCACTACCAAAACGAACATCTTGCGCATCATGGGTCTACACCACGAAAACTCGGTGTTGGACCAGCAGCAGTATGACGCTGATGGCAACCTGCTACAGGCACGGCTGCGCTGCTACGACACCAAGGCCAATGCGGTGCTTGGCGGAAACGATGGCATTCGTTTCATTTACACCATCTCCGCGTCTTATGTTAACGGCGCTCTCACCCGCTACATGGTCACCCGGGAGCAGTAACCATGCAAGGGATTTCGCTTTCAACCCACGGCTATATCGTTCGGACTGTCGAGCAGGCAGCCAAGTCTATCCCGCTTGCTCCCGAACTGGGCCAAGTCCTACTCTCTAAGTCCTTGGAACTTCCACTACCGGTAGATTTGACTGAGTCGAAAGGCGTATTCCAGTCCGACATTGTCATTCGGTCAGCAATTATCGCAGCGATTGCGGACCTGCGTGCAAACCCTTGGTTGCTGAACTACGTGTTTTCGTCGTTGCCCAAAGACGCTCTCACGATGAAAGACTACGGAGAGCAAGAGGTAGAGCAGGCCAAGAAGTGGTTTCTTGCCACAGACATTCCAGTGGTCATGTCCACCCGGATGGATTACGTCAAACTCCCCTGCATTTCGATTGCTCTGCTAGAGTCTTCTGAAGCCGAGTCTACGCTGGGTGACGTACACTATCAAACCGCCGAGGCCGTAGAGGCCGCTTGGCCGGTCATTGCCGAGTTTCGTCCTTCGGCTTACAATGCCTCCACCGGAGTTGTTACGATGCCGGTTAGGCTGAACCGCTCGTTTCCTCTCTTCCCCAACATGATTGTGCTGGACGCCGTTGGCAAAGAGCATATCATTAAGGAAGTTTTGGATGATTCCAGCTTCCGAATTACCCCGGGCACGGTAGCGGACTTCTCTTTGGCTCGTCTGAAGGCCGAAAAGCCGCAAATCTATGCCCAGTTGGAGTCTCTGTCGTTCAAGGAGACGTACCACCTCGGCTGCCATGCTCAGTCCGAGCCGGTACACCTCACGTACCTGCACTCCATCTTGGTATTCGTCCTGTTGCGGTACAAGCAGGCCCTGCTGGAGGCTCGCGGTTTCGAGCGCAGCGTTATTTCGTCTTCGGACATGAACTTCAACCCGAACTTTGAGAATGAAGTGGTTTACAGCCGCTTCATTAACATCTCGGGCTATGTGCGTCAATACTGGCCCAAGCTTATCAAGGAGCGCGTACTGGGCATTGACACCCAGATTCAGGCCATTAAGGCGGGCAAGATTACGGGCGTGGACGCCAAGACCCAGTTGTGGACTGGGGATGAAGACGATTTTGAGCAGGATTCTCTAGGAGCAGTAACAGATACCGCTAAGAAAGAGCGTTAATCTATAGCACAAGGCACTGGACAGGGCCAAGGGAGCTTATTGTGAAGAACGAGTACACCGTTGACGAAATGCGTCTAGAGTTGGCGAAGGCCATCAAAGAGAAGATTGACGCATACAGCCAGAAGCTCGTGGAGTTGCGCAACCGGGAACTCGCCAAGGCCGAAGAGGTCAAGGAAGAGAAGGGTTCTCACGATAATTGCCCCCTGTGCGGCAAGGAAGATGCCCCGCACGCTTGTGTTTGCCTCCACAAGGCTGGCTGGAAGAAGTCTGCCGTTAAGGAAGAGGTCGAGAAGTGCGGTGACATGTCCGTTGCCAAGACCGCCCCGTCCGAGGTCGAAAAGTGCGGCGATATGGCGACCGAGAAGAACGAAGAAGTCGTTCCCTCTGTCATTAAGTCTGCCAAGAAGCCCCACGCCGACATTGCCGCCAAGGTAAACAAGGGCGAGCTAATGATTGACCGGAAGAACGAGAACGTTCCCGGCAAGCGCCTGAAGGAAGTCCCGGAAGGCAGCGAAAACGGCGTACTCCCTTCTGACAAGAAGTCCAAGGTTATTGAGGCCGAGGGCTCTGGTGGCGATATCGCCAAGGGCAAGGTCAAGAAGTCTGAGGAAGAGCTAGAGAAGGCTATTCCGGGCCGCAAAACCATTGGCGCTCTGGGCGCTGCGGCCGCTCTTGCGACCGGCGCTGCCATTCCCGAAGCCATGAAGCCGGTTGCCGGTCCGGGGACCCATCGGGCCGAAGAAGCCGGGGCTGCTCCTGCGGCAAAGCCTGTTGTTCCGGCCAAGAAGAAGGTTATTGTTGCCAACCCGGTAGAGGTCAAGGGGCACATTGCTAAGAACTCTAACGTTCCTGCCGCTAAGCCGCCCACGGCCGCTCCTACTGGCGCAAACCCTCCCAAGGCCAGCAACACCTCCGCTCCTAAGAATGCGCCCCCGAAGGCCACTCCTGCTCCCAAGCCTCCCCCGGCTCCCGGCGCTCCCGCCATGAAGGGCGAAGAGCCTGCCAATAAGTTCCCCGAGGCATGGAAGGGTAAGGCGAAGGCTGGTCCCGCTCCCAAGAGCAAGGACGTCAAGTTTGACACCGGCAAGGTCCGTGGTTCTATGACCTCTGGCAAGAAGGCTCCTGCCGTGTTTGTGGACGAAATCAAGAAGAGCGAACTAGGCAACTGCGTGCTTTGTGGTAAGAATGAGCATGCCGGGAATTGCTAAGCAGTAGACTTAATCTTTTAACGAGTTGGGAGACACACTACCATGGCACAGAGCTACGTAACTGACGCTGGCACGCTAATCATTCCGGGCGCGTACAGCAGCATCAAGGTTGAGACCAGCAACTCCGGTTTGGCTACCACTGGCGTACTAATGCTAGTCGGTGAGGCCGATGCCGGTCCTAGCTACACGCTGGAGTCCGACCTTCAGGCCAACAGCTTTGGCCCGGACCAGCTAGGCTTGGTAGTAGCCAAGTATAAGTCTGGCGCGATTGTAGACGCTTTCCGCGCCGCCGTGGCTCCTGCCAACGACCCCAACATCACGGGCGCTCCCTCCCGCATCGTCATTGCCAAGACCAACGCCTCCACCAAGGCTTCGCTTGCTCTGGGCGCTTGGGGTACGCTACAGGACAAGTCCTACGGCAAGCTCGGCAACCTGATTTACGTCTCGGTTGGCTCCTCTGTCGCTGAGGTTGCCCCCACGACTGGCGAGTTCATCTGGGTTCCCCAGCCTACGGCAGTCAACGCAAAGTTCTACGCCAATGGCGCTGCGGTTGGTGGTACCACTGTAGTCCCGACGCTAACCATGCCGAACGCAGTCGCCACCGCCCTTAACGCGCTAACGGGCATTTCTGCCACGGGCGGTACGGAGAAGATTCTACTGTCTGCGAATACGCAGGTAGTTGCGACCGCCTCTGGCGCTCAGCTAACGCTGGTGGCCGCTACCGCTTATGCGGTGGCCCCTGCGGTGGGCGACACTCTCGTTATTCCTAGTGGCTCCGTGTTTGCCGCCGCTAACGAAGGCGCTTACGTAGTCACGTCTTTCTCTGCCGCTGCTAAGACGATTATTGCGACCAAGCTTGCTGACGCTTCGGGTGCAGGCGGGACTGTTACCAACCCCGTTACCGAAACTGTAGCTAACGCTGGTTCGGATGACCTTCACGCTTACAGCCCCATTACGGTAGCCGTAGACAGCGGGTCTGTTGCGGGCCTCGGTCTCAGCCTAGAGGTTGCGGCTACGGACTCCACGCTTGCTCGTGCTATCAAGACGACGGCCGGTGCAAACGTAAGCTGGATTTCGGTTACTGGCGCTCCCAAGCTCATCACCTCCGCGTCTGAGCGTAAGGCCAAGCTGAACGTTAACCGCCAGTACGACGGCATTCAGGAAGAGATTGTAGCGGGTGGCGAGATTGCCATCAAGCTGGGCTACAATGGAACCTCCTGCTCGGTGGTAGTGAATGACAGCACCATGACGTTCACTGCTTCGGGCGCTGGCGATTCGTTCTCGCTGGACCTGAAGGACTTCCCCACCCTGTCGGACCTCGTGTCCTTTGTCGGTAGCAAGTCCAACTACGTAGCCTCTGTTGGCTTGGCGGTACTGGGCCAGCTACCTGCCACGGCTCTGGATGACGGCACCTACGCAATTGCTACTGCTTTTGGTACTGTGGCACCGGGCCGCATCAAGATTGATGCGTACCGTCTGGCCAACGCGATTGCCAGCCAGTCCGTATTGGTAGAGCTAGCGGCTGCTCCTGCGGCTGGTCTGCCTGCGGAAGCCTCTATCAAGTACCTGTCCGGTGGTCTCCGTGGTGCGACCACGCAGGCGGCTGTGGTTGCTGCAATCGACGCACTGGAGAATGTGCGTGGCAACTTCCTTGTGCCCCTGTTCAGCCGGGACGCTGCTGCGGACATTCTGGACGGGCTGACGGACTCCGCTTCGACCTACGCGATTGATGCAATCAATGCGTATGCCAAGGCCCACGCGCTCAAGCTCTCTACGCTCAAGCGCCGCCGCAACCGTCAGGCGTTCGTAAGCAAGCAGGCTTCGTTCACGGACCAGAAGGAGGCCGCTGCAAACCTCGCCTCGTTCCGCACGTCCATGACGTTTGAGAACGTGAAGAACCTCGCCTCGGACGGCACCATCAAGACCTTCCAGCCTTGGATGGCTTCCGTTGTAGCGGCAGCCATGCAGGCGGCGGGCTTCTACCGCGCTATCGTTAACAAGGGCGCGAACGTGTCGGGCGTGCTGCACGCGGACGGTTCGTTCTCGGACTCCAACGACAGCCAGATTGAGGACGCGCTGGTTGCCGGTCTACTCCCCATCCGCCGCGCTTCCACGGGCGGCTTCACTTGGGTGTCGGACCAGACCACCTACGGCAAGGATGCAAACTTCGTATTCAACAGCATTCAGGCTGTGTACGTGGCCGACATTATCGCTCTCACCACCGCTCAGCGGATGGAAGGTGCGTTCGTGGGCCAGTCGATTGCGGATGTTTCCGCCGCCGCCGCTCTCAGCTACCTAGAGGGCGTAATGAGCGACTTCTTCCGCCTGAAGCTGATTGCCGCTTCCGATGACGCGCCCCGTGGCTACCGCAACGTGCTGGTTCAGATTTCTGGCCCCACGATGAAGGTCAGCCTAGAGGTCAAGCTTGCTGGCGCGATTTACTTCATCCCCATCTCGTTCCTCGTCTCGCAGGTTAGCCAGACGGCCGGGGCGTAAGCAGTAATCTAAAAGGTTAAGGAGATATACAATGGCTACAGCGAAGGTAATGCATGGCGCACGAGCGCAGCTAATCGTGGACGGGAAGACGGTTGGCATCTTCTCGGACTGCTCGTGGGGCCTGCGCTACGATGCCCAGCCGGTCTACATTCTAGGCCGCTTCTCGGCGGCCGAGATTGGCTACACGGCTCAGGAGACGGTGCAGGTGTCGGCTCGTGGCTTCCGTATCGTTGACCATGGCCCCCACGAGGATGCCAAGGTTCCGAAGCTGCAAGAGCTTTTGAACCATCAGGACATTACTCTGGCCATCTACGACCGCCAGTCCGGCAAGAAGCTTGCTACCATCACTGGTTGCCGCCCCATCGGTTACGAGACCTCCGTGTCGAGCCGCGCTCTACAGGAAATGACCGTCACATTCATGGGTCTGCTATTGGATGACGAGTCGGATGCGACCAAGGGTCCTGCGGCAGAGAACGCGGATTCGACCAACCTACCGTAATAAAACTCCGAGCTTGGGAAGCAGAAGGGTGGGAGCTACGGCTCCCGCCCTTTTGTTTTTGTGGGCTATAGGATTACACCATGAAAACGGCACTGGAACAGGCCCGCAACGTCAAAACCCAACTGGACAAGGAGTTCGGTTCCTTGCCTTGGTTCGTGGAGTCCCGCATTGGTATCGGGGACGGCGGCCTCACCGTGTTCGTCTACTCCCGGCGGGCTTTCAAAAACGAGGAACGGGTCGTTCCCGACTACATTGGGAGCGTACCCGTTCGCACCGTCCTGCACCAAGCTTAGTTCGACTGGCAAGCCTTGGACAGGAAGAAGGCCGTATACCCTTCCGCCTTGAACCAGCGAGCAAGCGAGAACATCCCCTTCACGTCCTCCTCGGACAGGGTGCCGCTCGCCTTGAAAGCCACCAGCGCCTTCTTGGGGAGCCAGCACTTCATCCCGCCCGCCTGCACCTGCACCGCCTTGTCGGAGATGGAGCCCACGGTGCCATGCACGCCCGCCACCAGCACCATGGAGCCCCCGTCCGCGCCGCCCATCGAGATGTAGATGTTGTCGCCGGTCTTCATTGTGGACTCCTTTGTGCTGCGAGGATGAACGGATAATACACCGCTTCTATTCCGATTGCAAGTACCAAAATGCACGTCCGTGCTTTTTCTTTTCTGGGCTATACGTAGGGCATGGCAACCATCATTGGACTCGTAGGACAGGCAGGCAGCGGTAAGGACACGACCGCCAATCTTATCAAAGACTTGGCGGGCGAGCGCGTCCATCTCATGGCACTGGCAGACCCCCTCAAAATCTTCCTCATGGAGGTTTTTGGCTGGACGGAAGAGCAACTTTGGGGGCCTTCCTACCTCCGGGACGTGCCGGACAGCCGTTTTCCCCGGCGTACCGTAGAGAAGTACGAAGGCGAAGCCATCTACACCGAAACTGAGTACCTCACCCCTCGGTACGCTCTCCAAACCCTCGGTACCGAGTGGGGGCGGAACTGCTACAAGAACGTCTGGGTCGATTACGCCATGCGAGAGGCCAAGGACGTTCTGGAATACAGCTACAAAGACCTCGTAGTCATTACCGACTGCCGGTTCGTGAACGAAGCCAAGGCCATCAAGGAGGGTGGGGGCGTGGTGTGGCGCATCGTGCGCCCGGGCTCTCAAACCACCAAGCTGGCTGGTCACTCTTCCGAGACCGAGCAGGCAGACCCGGAGATGGACCAGTACGTAGAGAGCGTTATTCTCAATGACGGAGAGATTGCCGACCTGCGCACGCAGGTACGAGACCTTCTCAGAAAGCTAGGCCATGTTAGACCCTGATATTGAAAAGGAAGTAACAAAGGACACAACCAGACGAGTCGCAGCGTCTGCGCAGGTGACTAACCCCACTGTCCGGGAGGTACTGGAGGCGCTTCGGCCTTTTGTATTCTCGGCGGAAGGCAAGGTTACCACCGGCAACGGCAAAATCAATTGCGAAGTGTCGAAAAGTGATGTAATACGTGCCAGAAGCTTCTTTTCCCAATTGGACATGCGGGTCGAAGAGAACCGCCGCAAGAACCGATAACCGTAGGAGAACAAAATGAACCTGTCTAAGCGAGAGTATGTGCTGCTGGGCGTGGCTGCCCTGATTGGAACGCTGATTCACTTCGGGCTGCACCACGTAGTAGCAAACCTACCAAAGGGAGACCTAGTACAGAACGTTCGCTAATAGGGGTGCGGCCATGGCTCCTGTCAGCGATACGTTCATCCGCAAGTTGGCCGCCAAGTCCACCCACCAGCACAAGCACGCGGTGGTGGTGGAGCGAGGCGGAGCCATCCTGTCATATGGCTACAATGTAGGCTGGAACCACGCCGAAAAGAAGGCGCTGGGCAAGTTGTGGCCCAACAAGCGTAAAGGTGTTACCGTTTGGAGCCTGCGGGTGTCCAATTCTGGCGCTTTTATGATGGCCAAGCCCTGCCCCAAGTGCGAGCAGTACCTCCGTGAAAACGGGGTAAAGGAAGTTTTGTACTCTACGAATGATGGTTCCATTGCGAGGATGCGTCTGTGATTCAGTTGGGCAAGGGCGGGTTTCGGGTAAGGCAGTGGAACAAGCGGACATGGGACGAGTTCCCCCTCCCAATTGGGCATTTCTGGCATTACGCCTACCATGAGGTAGAGGTGCTGCCCGAGGCAACCTTGATGGACTTCTTTTTGGGACTGGCCACCCAGTTTTCCAAGTCCGAACTCAACGCTTTGTCCGAAATCAGCCGCAGCAACGTGGGCGAGCTTTTGACATTCATCTCGGTGCCGCCCCGGGAGCAGCCGGACATGCGGATTTTGGTATCCAGAGTCATTTCGGTATTTCCAAACGAGAATCGTGCCCCTATGCTGGACTTCAGTGTGGACGTGGCTGGGTTCTATCCGGATTCAGACGAGCCTACCCCACTGGGAATTTTGCCAATCAACCAATTGGCAGGCTGTCTCCTGTTTGTCAAGCACGTAGCAGGCATCCAGTTTGAGCCTGCCAGCCATTCCCATACCGTGCAAGCGCCCGTAACCTTTCTGGATTTTGTCTGGGCGCTTTTGTCCGAGCACTATTCCGAGCCGGACGTCAAGCCAGTTCAAGCCTGAAGAGAGAAATCCGAAAAATTGTCCCGTAGGGTACCGCAATCTTTTGGTCAAGTTCTACTTCTCAGGGCACCTCCATGGCTTACAACAACGGTACGGCAACAATGATTGCGGAAAGCCACGAAGAGCGCATCCTGCGTCTAGAGGAAAATGTGCAGTCCGCCTCGACCAAGGTGGGCCAACTGGAGGTAAAGGTTGACCACATCGTGTCTCAGAACGAAGAGCTAAACGGCAAGCTGGATGACATGTCCCACAAGCTCGACCGCCGTATTGCCCACATCGACGAAAGCGTGGCTTCGATTGCCTCCAAGCTCGTCCCAGTATCTGCCCGGCTAGAGAAGCTGGAGACCTCGGAAGCTGAGCGAGTCGCCCGCTCCGAAACCATCAAGAAGGCCATCATGTCTCTTCTGATTGCTGGTGCTGGCGCAGCAGCGGCCAAGCTGGCCAACTACTTGACCGCTGGCTGGCTCGGCAATGGATAAAAAGCACAAAAAGCCGGACCTGAGTGACGGCGGCAACAAGTCCCGCAAGCTCTGGTTTTCTGTCTATTCGATTGGCGTGATGACGGTTGCAGCCTTGGTTGGCTCCCGTTTGCCTACCTTCGCTCCAATGTATGATACCCTTGTGGGTGGCATCGTAGCGGTCACCGCAGCGTTTTTGACCGGTAACGTGGCCGCCAAGTGGGTCATCGGCAAGTCAGTCGGGTCCGCTGGACAGCAGCCCCAAAAGAAACCGGCTGAGCCCCAAGAAGAGGCCCAGCCGGTCGAAGAAAAGCCCGAGTAGATTTACTTGCGGTTACGGAGCGCCTCCACCACGTCCCGGGGGCGTTCAGCTACCCCGTCTACCGCTCCTACCGCCAGCGCCTCGTCCCAGTTCATCCACCAGTCAGTGTTCTGGATACGGGCCATGAACTGAGCAACGGTCATTTGCATACGGGCCGCAGCGTGCTCGGCCAGCGCCCTGTTCATCTTCTCTAGCAGCACCGCCATTTCCCGGTAGTCATGCTCATTGCCGCCACCGCCCCGGATAGAGGGCTCGTGGGCCATCAGCATGGAACGCTTGGTCATCAAGCGCACGTCACAAGACTGAAGCAGGTAGAAGCCCATGGAGGCCGCCCACCCGTCCACCACGCACACCACCGGGGCAGGGCTGTCTTCCATTGCCCGGGCAAGCCGCCAGCCGTCCAGCACCGAGCCTCCGGGAGTATTGAGCAACATGACGATGGTCTTTGCACCCTCGGCGTTGGCCTGCTCTAGGTATTGGATGGCTTGGTTGACAGACTGTTCGGAAACGTCCTCCTCAAAAACGATTAGGGGCACAAGGTCGTCCTTTGTGCCCCCAAAACCTACACTATTTTCAAACAGCGGAACCTTGAACTCTGGTTTTAGCGCCCTCCAGTTCGGTACAGCGGCGAACGCAAGGACGGTGATGAGTGGGACTGCAATTAACCTCAGCATCAATTTCGAGTGAATGAGTTTGTCCATATCATAATGATTGCGCTTTCATTCGGGACAAAAGTTCCGACAATTTTCTGACGCTACCATTTCTTTGTTGCCAGAGCACCTGAATCTGGATAGTATGCAGCCCATGCTACCAGACTGGATGATTGAACAGATTGATAAAGAGCGCCGGGAACGCGAAGAACGGCGTCCTCGTCTCGAAATCAACGCCCCGCCTCCCCCGGCTCGCAAAGAAGAGGAGCTTGAACGGGAGAAGCGGGGCGTTGTGACCATCCAAGTTTGGGGCGATTAACGCTTCTTCTTGGTAGCCTTGGCGGTGGCCTTTTTGGTCACCGCCTTTTTCTTTGGTGCAGCCTTTTTGACGGGCTGCATGTACAGCGTCTTTTCCCGCAGGGGTTTCGAGTCTACAATAACAATCTCGTCCCCCATTCTGACTCCAACGATAAAAGCGTCCCCCGTCCATTTGAACATGTAGGACTCTTTGGGATGCTCCAGAAGATGAAACTGGACCTCGTCCATCATCTGGTTACGAATCTTGTCCTCAACTGCTACCGCATTGCGGCAGTCATGCCAACTGGAGTCCTTGATTTTCATTACCTCGCCTCTGTATTGGGTTTGCCGCTGGGTACGTACTTCATGCACGGGCAATCCACGCGGCAGCATGCGTAGTTGTAGTTCCCGTACTCGTCCTTCCACTTAGCTTGGTGGTAGGTGGAAGAATGCTTGCACTGGCCTGCGCACTCTTCCCCCTCCATGCGACCGCCAGACTTCGGAATATACTCTTTCTTAGCCATTGTCGTCTCCGTAGTAAGACAGGGCATAACAATGGCCCTCGTCTACTACGAAGATTACAGTCTGCTCGCTTGCCTTCTCTGAACGCTGCACGCGCCCGGTTTGGTACTCGGTACCGTTCCAGACGTAATGGAATGGAGTTCCGGTAACCGGTGGGTAAGCAAACTCGATAGCGGCCTTGACCGGCAAACCATTGAAATCCTTGTCCAAAATGCCGTGATTCACCTGCGCTCCTTGAGGTTGGTAAAGGTCTGGGTGAGCTTGTTCATTCGCTCTACGCCCTCGTATAGCGCAGAAACGCCAGCGGGGGTCAAAGTGTAGGTGCGTGAAATGGGCGAGACCATCACGAAGTTGCGAACGCGCAAAGAGTCCAAGTGGTACAGGGCGGTAAGGTAGGTGAAATTGGGAGAATGCATCATTGCCACAGCCTCCTTGGCTACCTCAGAACGAATGCCAACATAGCTGTTTATGATTCCCAACAAGGCGATTTCTTCCATCTGAAGCGGGCCAGCGGACATGGGCTTGTCTCCTTGCCCCGTGGTATAACCGAAATGCCTGCCTGCTGTCCAGCCGTTTGTTCGATAGCCCCAATCTTTGGGTTATACTTCATTGCTTCCCGGGCGCAAAGCCCTGTGTTTTTGCGGAGTTATCAAACCATGCCCCACAATTTGCCTGCTGGCATCGTAGCCCCCCTGAAGGACAACCCGGAAGAGGGTTACGAACAGGACATTGACATTCACGCCGATTCCTTGGCAGCCAATGGGTTTTACCCGCAAAATGCCACCTCCAATGATGGGGCAGCGGGCATGTACCGGGATGCGGACGGCAACCTTGTCTTTAAGGACGCCACCAACGGCTCCAAGACCCTGTCCCAGCTAGCCAGTGGCGGCGGGAGCGTCACCTTTGGTTCGCCTGTCGCAATTGGCACTGCCAATGCGGACGGTGTAGCCAGTTCCGTAGCCCGGGCAGACCACGTCCATGCCCACGGCACCCAGACGGATGGCTCTCTGCACGCTGCTGCCTCTACCACGGTAGCGGGTTTCATGTCGGCTGCGGACAAGTCCAAGCTGGACAGCGTCACCTCTGGTATCATTTCCGCTTTGGCGGGCAGCGCGGGTGCGCCAAGCGGTACCAACAAGTACGTCACAGATAGCGACTCCCGGCTCACCAACTCTCGCACGCCTAATGCTCACGCTTCCAGCCATACGGCCGCAGGAAGTGACCCTTTGACGCTGTCCATGGCCCAGATTACGGGACTGGTTGCCGGTTTGACGGCCAAAGCCAATACCACCACTACCATTTCGGCGGGCGACGGGTTGACAGGTGGAGGGGACCTTTCTTCCAATCGAACCATCTCCCTTCCTATCGTAGGGATGAGCGGTAGCTATGGCTCGGCCACGCAAGTTCCAGTGGTTTCGACAGATGCGCATGGTCGTGTTACTTCGGTCAGCCCCACCACCATCAATATCACAACCAGCAACGTTTCGGACTTTACCGGTTCGGTTCAGACGCTTATCGGCTCCGCTTTGGTGGCTGGGACTGGAATCGGCGTTTCCACAAACCCGCTCTTAGGCACAGTCACTGTATCTAACACGGGCGTGTTGAGCGTTAACGGCAGCACCGGGGCGGTCACCGGGGTAGTCACCAATGCCGATTACCGGCTGACGGACGCTCGCACGCCTACCTCTCACGCTTCCAGCCATGCGCAGGCTGGTACGGACCCCATCCAGATTTCCCAGTCACAGGTAGACGGGCTTGTTTCCGCACTGGCCAACAAAGTGCCAGCCATTCGCAATGTGATTGCAGGCACCGGATTGGCGGGCGGC